TGCACATAGAGAGGCAATGGAAAGTTACGGTATAAGCAATCCATACGAGCACATTGTGTCATATGTGTTAGATCAAAAAACTGATATATCTTATCGATATGATGGATATTTACCCGTGAGTAAATTTTACGACAGACATAATCCTATTGAACTTAGTCCTAGATTAGACGATTATAAAAAAACATTAAGCAAAATTCATATTAAAAACACTATAAAAAATTCAGTATATTCATTTTGTTCTGATAACAACATAGGCACTAAAACTTTAGGAGTTCACATAAGAATGACTACTATGGTATTACATCCTAATCTTAAATCAATAACTTATGAAGAGTATTGTGATACTATTGATAAGTGTTTAGAAACAGAAAATTATGAAAATGTCTATGTTGCCAGCGATAATAATGAATCTATTATCAAACTAAAAAATAGATATGGTAAGAATATAGTGTATTATCCAAATTTACTTAGATTGCATACGGAAAAATTAAATGGTCCGACAGATATCAGTTGGGAATATGATATGTTTTTTAGAAAAAAATTTTGGGTAGAAGCATTTATGGAGTGCATGACTTTAGCTAATTGTGGTGGATTAGTATGTAGAGATAGTAATTTTAGTAACATGGCAATAGTGTTCAGTAATTCAATTAAAAATATATACAGACCATGAATAATTGCTATGTGATTACTTCAGTGATTGACATAGATAATAGTTGTCTGCTGAAAGAAGATCAGATTAGAACTATATTGTCCACTCAAGAAAGATTAGATGATACTATAAAAACAATTGAATCTATTTTTAATCAAGATTCAAATGCCACTATATTTTTAGTTGATGGTAGTAAAAATTACTTCAATGTTTTAATTGACAAATTTCCAAAATTGCAATATGTTCAACTTGAAACCATTAATGCTAGTGTTGGAAATATAGTTAGAACACATAAGAGTAAATCGTATGGTGAAAACATAATGTTACTTGAGTTTTTAAAACACTATAAAAAGAAAATAGTAGATAACTATGATTTCTTGGTGAAAGTTTCAGGCAGATATTATTTTACAACACATTTTATAGATGATCTGATTGCAGCTAATGTAAACAAATTTTTATTTAAAAAGCCAGTATTTTGGAATAGACAAAATTTAACCTATATACCCGAATATTTTTTGCCTACTGACATGTATGTTGACGATAATTTAGGTGGCTATTACACCGTTGCATATGCAGTTGGTGTAATGCAGATGAACAAATACGAAATTATTCTCAATGCATGTTGTACTATGGTTGACGAAAATTCAAAGTATTTTTATGTTGATATAGAATACATTTTTTACAAAATATTCAATGAGTTAGAGTTAAATAACACTATACATTTAGTGGATTGGATCATTGAAGGACGTGGCGGTCAGAACGGAAAATATTTTAGATATTAAAAAGAGATTCGAACATGCATGTAATTAATCAAATTGGTTATTTTCCAGCTTATGGATTAGATAATAAGCATAGATTTACTAAAAAATTCGATAAGAGAATATCCGTTACGATGGATTCAATTGTGCATGATCCTAATGCTGATATTAATATATTGATGCAGTGTGAACCACCTAATCTATATGTTGATTTTTATAATATGGTAAAAGAAAATCATCGTAAGTTTGATTTAGTTTTGGCTTATGATGAACGAATACTTAGCATACCTAATATAAAAGCTATGGAATTTTGCCCGATAGGATCATGGATAGATAATAACATTGTTTTAGAAAAGAAAAATCAAATTACTTATTTAATGAGTAGTAAGATTAATGGGCATGATTATCATATTCGTTTTATGATTATGCGTTGGCTAGAAAAGCACAAGCCTACAAATTTTGATATGTTCTGGCATAGAAGTCCGCCACGAATAGATGATAAGAATGTATTTTTTACGAATGCAAAATTTAATGTGGCATGTGAAAATCAAGTTATGAACAATATGTTTACTGAAAAATTAATTGATTGTTTTAAAACTAAAACAATACCCATATATTATGGTTGTGTCAACATAGAAAAATATTTTAATCCAAAAGGTATTATTAGATTCAATAACATAGAAGAATTTAACGATATCATGTTAAATTTAAATCCATCAGTTTATGATGAATTAAAACCCTATATGGAAGAAAATTATGAATTGTCAAGACCTTACTGGAGTAAAACAGTGTATCAACGAGTTGAAGAAATAGTATCAGACAAGTTTTTTGATATGGATCATGATAACAATTTCTTACTGACCCATATTTTAGATTAAATAATAATATGAGAACAAATCTAATTATAGTAGACGATTTTTTGGGTAACCCCGACATGGTAAGAGAATTCGCACTTAAGCAGGACTTTAATGTTAAAGGTAATTACCCAGGATCAAGAACGAAAAGTTTTCTTACGCCAGATTTAAAAGAGGCAATTCAAACCATAATTTGGAATTACGGAAAAGAAATTACAAATTGGTTTCATACAGACGGATTTACTGGATCATATCAACTAACATATGCCAGTGATCGTAGTTGGATACATACTGATCACTTCAATAAGTGGGCAGCAGTTTTATACTTGACACCTAATGCTCCACTAAGTGGTGGCACTTCGCTTTATATGTATAAGGAAAATGGTGCAACCACCAGCGGTGAAATGGGCGACAGGCCGTATGATGCTTCTGACGTTACAAAATGGTACAAATATGATACTGTTGCAAATAGATACAATAGACTAGTGTTGTATCGTGGTGATTTATTTCATATGAGTAATGATTATTTCGGTAGTACCCCCGAAGACGGTAGATTATTTCAATTATTCTTTTTTGACACTCAAATATAATGAAAACAAACGTAATTATTACAGATAATTTTTATAGTAATCCTGATGGTGTAAGAAGTTACATATTACAACAAGAATTTAAAAACTACAAATATCCTGGTTTACGTACTCGGAGTTTTCTTACCGAAGATACTAAACTTACTATACAAAATTTATTAATGAATGCTGGTGGGCTAATAACAAATTGGAATGAGATAGACGGGTTAACAGGGTCATTTGAATTAGCAACTGCTCATGATCGTAGTTGGATTCATACCGATCATTACAATACATGGGCAGGTGTGCTTTATTTAACTCCGGATGCACCTCTGAGTGGTGGCACTGGAATTTATCAGTATAAAAAAACTGGGGCAACTATAGCAAGTCAACTGTCTGAATATGAATCACAGGACATGACCAAATGGGAACTGTGTGACATAATAGCTAATAGATATAATAGATTGGTGTTATATCGAAGTGAAATGTTTCATACAAGTATAGACTACTTTGGTTCAGATTTAAACACTGGTAGACTTTTTCAATTGTTTTTCTTAACAACAGAATTTTAAAATGATCAATAGAGTAGCAAACTTTTTAGATGGCGAAACGCTTACTGCATTACGTCAAAAATTTCAAAATGCACGTGGCACACCGTCATTTGAAGTAAACAATATGGGAAGATGGGGCGCAGGATTAGAAAGCGGATCATATGGTCCAGTTTTGATTCTACCGTTGGAAGAGTATAAAGGATATTTTCTAGAAAAATATAAATCTGTACATCCAGATTTCGCAGAGTATAGAAATTTAACTTGTTTCATGCACATATGGCTACCAGGCTCACAAATAAATTTTCATCACGATGATAGTGCTTCTGGTGGTAATCCTAGATTAAGTAGTACCATATATATCAATGAACGATGGAACTGGAATTGGGGCGGATTATTTTTGTATGATGACCCAGATACTGGACAAGGTTGGGTATATCCGCATGAAAACAGTATGGTTTGGTTTAGACCACCTATATATCATGCAACATCAATGATAACTTTAGATGCTGAATTCCCTAGATTAAGTATTCAGTTATTTTTTAACAAATATTGAAATTAATTATTTTTAATTTTTTCAAGTGTATGTAATTTTTCTTTGACCCTGGCTGATGTTAGAGTTTTTTCTAAGCCTGGGTGTAGTGGTTTAGGTAAAACTTCCAATGTAACCCAGCAATAGCCTTTATGTTCTTGATTTAAGTAAGGTATAAATTCTTCGTCTACTTGAATCAAGAATGTGTGATACACAAAAATACCACTATCACTGGTATATTGATCTATTGGAATTATCTTGGCATCGGCTACATGTCCTCCTAACTCCTCACTAATTTCTCTAATTAAACCATTTTGAATAGATTCATCTGCTTCTATTTTACCACCAACTAGACCCCATGTATTTGGAAATTTACCCGAATTTCTTAACAAGAACAAATATCTACGTGAAGAATGTGCATAAATTAGAGCACCACAACCGCGTTTTATATTATTAATTGCCATTTTCCTGCTGGATAATATCCCTCATAACTCTTAGTCCATTTAGTAGCATCCCATTTGTACTGTATACCAGTTGTTAAATTTGTTACATACTGTGCCACAATTTCATTTCTACTATCAAAAACAACTGCCCAGTGTTGGCCTGTAAATTCTATAATGTCATTTTTATATGCCTCTAATGGTGTATCGTCTATGCCCGTCCAATTATAGTACGGTACTACATTCGAATCAAGTACATAATCATTAACTAAAAGATAACGTGTGCCTACCGCAAGATCCTGAAGTGAATAATTAGGACGACTAGTCACCGGATCTATAATTGCATTTATTGGTGGTAGTGTGTTTGTGGGTAAAGAATCAATATCAGGCGACCATAATAATACGGTATCATCTATCGGACTGTATGCGACTGTCCCAACAATTAAAGTTTCATCTTCCAGTTCCAATTTAACAGTACTTGATCCATTAACTAAATTGCCATAAATGTTTACAATATTACGCCAAGGTTCGTCAGCGCCATTTTTTCTAGTAAAATCGGTAAATACTATCTTATCACCTATATTACCAGTGATGACGTTACTGGTAATTACAGTGTCACCACTTACTGAAATAACAGCACAATTCGATACAGGTTGAATTGTATTGGATGTTATACTCGTTATACTTAAATTACTCACAATCATTGACGGTTTAATACCATCTGCATCAGTCAAGTATACGGTAGTATTTGCCGATATATTCCCTGCCAATTCTTTCACTATTTGAGTACCAAATTTGTCATCAACTGATTGATTACTTGCAACTAATCTAAGTTGATTATCAAGTAGTATTACACCATACTGTAATGGAGTAATATATTGTTTGCTTAGTAGATTTGCATCATTGTAAATAGCGTCATCTAAATTACCGTTAGCATCAAAAACATTTGCGATAATTTTTTGTATAACGCCTAGCTTTTTTACTAATGCTGGAGCACTAATGAAAATTGGCAATTCAAATGTAAGCGTTGCTATATCAATATCTATGCCCGAACCCACTGGTATTGTTCTTGAACTCCAATTAGTTTGTGTTAATAAAACGTAGGTAATACTGGTCCAATCAATATAGTTATCGGTAGATTGAATTTCTAAAGCTGGATTAAATAGCGTACTGATTTGTTCTATAATTTGTAATTTTTGTTCAGTATTGCTAGTCCATATATCTAATTTTAAGGTTAGTTTATATGGCACAGGCATTAATCTTTCTACTGTTAACACATCGCCTTGAGTTGTTGAATAATTACCAGTCGCTGGATTGAAGTATCTTTCACGTACATTTAATTTGCCAACATAGGTTGGGTTCTGTACTCTTTCACGATCATATGAAAGATCGCTTATATAAACTGCCATACATGGAGTAGAATTTAATGTACTTTCGCTGTTTTGTTGAATAACACTGGCTACTTGTCTACTACTATCTCCGTATATTACGGGTACACGTTGAAGTGCAATAATACCATTTCTGTCCTTGCCAAACTGTACCTGAAAATTGCTTATCATTCTTATAAATTGAATGATATAGCGGCGTATTTGTTGGTCATAAAAAAATTGCTGTAATTGCATGATTAACTGTCTGCCTTAGGTGTTAAAGCTTTGCTTAGGCTTTGTCTCGATGGTAATGTTTGTCCACTGTCATCAACGTAAGTATCAGTGTTATTTACGAATATACTACGTTGTGTTTTATTATTTGGACCAGGTGTGAGATTTGTACGTACACTATCCTCGATTTTTATCCATCTAACACCATCATATCTAAACAGTCGATTAGGCACATAGTCTGTTCTTAAAAAATAATCTCCTATTTCTGGGTTTGTAGGGAACGATGTACCAACACCAACCGGCCAGCCATTTGGTGCTGCACCATCACCGCCCAAGTATGCTGGTATATTTGTATCGGGTGTGGTTGCGGCAACCGCTGCGAAGTTTCTAGTTGAATTTACTCTTAGATTCATATTATTTGCCTGTATCCCTGTTGGATCACCTGGTGAACCATCAGGGTTCAATGGCAGAACGTATAGCTCATCAACATTCGTACCACTTTTTACTACATCTATTTCTGCCTGTTCGATAATAGCATCGTTTATTTCTAGGAATTTGTCTAACGTGCTTAGATAATCGCTAAACGGCGTAGAATTACCATTAAGAGTTTGATTTGATATTTGATTCAATATGTCTTTATATTCTTGACTATCTACTAATGGATTTAGTTTGACGCGAGATAGGTGCGGCCACCAAGTTTGACTAAATCCTTCGGCAGCAAAAGTTACTTCCTCAACGACATAATATCTTTTTAGTATGTTTGGTATATCATTATTTAATGGATAATAATCTTTTTTATGCTGTAGTTCTACAACGTCACCGCTTATGATTTTTCTACCAAGATAAGCAACAGTATCTGTTAAATGAAAAGTCATGTAAATCGTGTCAGCACTCATGAAAATACCGAACTGACTAAGATTAAAATCGTTATCATTTACTGTATAAATGCCTCTTAATGTATAAACACTGGTATCATATTTTCTATCTCTGTTTTCTAGGAATAATAAATCTTGAATGTTCGTTGCACTTTGATTTAAATAGTTTGGTTTACTAGCGTCTTTCCAAAAGATATTTAAAGATTGGCCAGAAGATACGGTACTAGTGACGTTGGATGTTAATGTAATAGAATTTGCTGATACGTTTGTGCTGAATATTACTGTATTTGCATTAATACCTGCACCATTTACTGTTTGACCGACTTCCAATGAAGCTACATTACTTAAAAATAATGTATTTCCACTACTGACTGTGGTAGTTGTGGTATAAGTATTAGATTGATTTATTGGACCTAAATATTTGTGTAGTAGAACACCAGTACCACCTAAGGTAAATTGTTCTGAAATTAATTTGTCAAAATAGCGATAGTCATTGGTATGTTGACCATTTTTCCAAAGTGATAAACGTGGCACGATTTGTATCCTTGAGTCTGTTGTATTTATGAAAAATGTGTTGACAAAAATTATGACATGCGTTAAGATATGTACTTCTTCGTTAGGAAAGGTTAATTCATGGCAGTTGTTGCTGGTATCAAAGTAAAATCCAAGACTCCTAAGTCAAAAAATCCTGCATTTTTTGACGAAAAGTACACGGGTTCTGAACCCCAGTGGACCAGTGATGCTATCAACTGGGAAGATGACAAGTTTGATTCTCATCTCCGTAGATCCTTCTATTACTACAATTATTACTACACCGTTAAATCTAGTCGAAAGCATCTTAACGACTGGGTTAAGAAGTGTGGTGCCTTCTCGAAGGAGGAAAGTAAGTCTTTTGACAAGATTTCTGACAAGCATGTGCCAATGACCGCGTGTAGTCTTATTATGGCACACAATGTTGGCATGCCTCTGAAAGAACGTCATGTAGAATTTCTTAGTTCTACGGTAAAAACCTTGCTTTCAAAGCATCGTGATGATTCCAACGAGTCAGACGAAGAACAAGTACAGGAGCCGGTAATTAAAGTTTCTATTCAGGATCGTCTGGCTGAAAAAACTTCAGAAAATATTGGCGACCTTGAAGGTCAGTTTGATAACGTGGTGCAAAACGTTAAGGCAGAATTTAAGCCGCACGATTTTTTTGTGGCAAGAAATGTGCCTCAAGCACAACTTACCAAGTATGAACGTGTTTTTGAGCGAAAGCGTGATGAACTGATTGCAGCACAATCTAAGCAAGATGCTCAATTGACAGAAGCATATAAACATTACAAAGCAACGGATTTTAAGCGAATCATCGGCTGGATTGACAATCTTCTTGCCGCGATTGGACAGTATCGTGGTGTCAAACAGGCTACAAAGAAAGCAAGGACCAAAAAAGTTCCAAGCAAAATGAAGCTTATTTCTAAGTTGAAGTATGCTGCGGAAAACAAGGAACTAAAGATCGTCAGTATTAATCCTACCGATATTATCGGCGCTACGGAATTGTGGGTTTATAACTCAAAAACTAGAAAACTTGGCAAATATGTGGCACAAGAGTTTAAAACTCTGAGTATCAAGGGAAGTTCAATCGAAAACTTCGATGAATCTAAGAGTGTAAACAAAACGATTCGTAATCCTGAAGAAAAGCTTAAAGAATTTGCCAAAGCTGGCAAAGTCCAATTGCGAAAATTTCTGACAGAAATCAAAGCAGTTGAAAGTAGGATGAATGGAAGAATTAACGCTGACATTCTTCTGCTAAAGGTATCTTGATATTAAAATCCCGATGACATAAATATTGTTATCGGGATTTTTTTATGACCACAGTAACCATACAACCAAATTTACAAAATGATTTATCACTAAGAACACAGAATCTTGGTGGGCCTGGGCCTATCAGTCAGTCTAGTGCTATTGACGCGGCAGGTAATATTCAAACGTTAAATCAACTACGCAATGAGATGGTTGATTACATGCGACTGCGTTTAGCGGATCAGATTGTTGACGTTGAATTAGACAAAGAACATTATGATTTGGCAATTAAACAAGCTCTGATCAAGTACCGTCAAAAAGCAGCCAACGCGGTAGAGGAAAGTTATGCATTTTTGGACTTATTGCCAGAAGTTCAAGAATATATATTGCCTAACTACATCATGGATGTCAGACAGATATTCAGAAGAGGTATAGGCAGCACAACAGGTACCACAGCCAGTCAGTTTGAGCCATTCGCCAGTGGATATCTCAACACCTATATGTTGGTTGCTGGTAGAGTTGGTGGCTTGTTGAATTATGAACTGTTCACACAGTATCAAGAACTAGCTATGACTATGTTTGGTGGCTACATGAATTTCGTATTCAATCGTGTCACCAAAAAACTTACATTAGTTCGTAAGATGCCAGACTATGGACATACATATTTCTCGATTAATAGTTTGACTAGTGCAGGAACAACAACAAATTCTGTTATAACAATTAGATTGAATAATCCTATAACTATAGCGGCAAATAACAGTTTGTACATAGAAAATTGTCCAGTGTCTGGTTATAGTGGCCAATACATAACAATTATTACTATAACTGCCAATCAGAGTTTAGGTGCCACTAGCGTTACTGGCTTCAATTTAAGTTCTACTAAAATATGGAGCCCAGAGGTAGATGGCATTGCCAGTAGTGAAAGTGTATTGTTATGGATTTACAATCATAAGCCTGATAGTGTATTATTGAGTGATCCACAGGTTTATCCTTGGTTACAAGAGTATGCCTTGGCTTTCGTAAAAAGTATTTTGGGTCAGGCACGTGGTAAACATTCTAGTATTGCTGGACCACAGGGTGGTGGACAACTTAATGGTGCAGCATTGATGCAAGAATCGCAAGCAGAAATGGAAAAACTAGAAGAGGAGTTAAAGAACTATGTTGATGGCTCACAACCATTGACATGGGTGATAGGTTAATGCGTAAAATAATAGGTTTTGCTGGACTTATCGGTAGTGGCAAAGGTACTGCTGCCGATCATCTGATTAATAATCATAATTATGTAGGTTTAAGCTTCGCTGCATCGGTAAAAGATTGTTTATCGGTAATCTTTCATTGGGATAGAAATTTATTAGAGGGTAATACATCAGAAGGCAGAGAATGGCGAGAAACCGTTGATCGTTATTGGTCTGAAAAATTGCAAATTGCCAACTTTACTCCAAGAATGGCAATGCAGTATATCGCAACAGATTTATTTAGAAATCATTTCAATGATACTATTTGGATTTATAGTTTAGAAAAAAAGATACTAGATTTAAATTGTAATGTCGTCATAAGTGATTGTAGATTTCCTAACGAAGCAACCATGCTACGAAATTTAGGAGCTAAAATATTCAGAGTTGCGAGAGGTGATGATCCAAAATGGTGTAGCATTGCTAGAATCTGTCCAGAAAAAATGAAAATTTTGTACCCACAAGTGCATGCCAGCGAGTATAGTTGGGCGTCTATTCAATTCGATAGTGTTATAGACAATAATACCACTGTTGAAGAATTTCTAAAATGTATAGATGAGCTAGCATAATAATATGCTATTTTTAACGGAGATATGATCGTCAAGCCGCTATAATTTCTCATAAACGATAAATAAGTTTATTAGTCTTATGAGGAATAAACCATGGCATTAATCAGCCCAGGCGTACAAGTTACTGTAATAGATCAAAGCAATTATTCACCAACATCAGTAGGAACTGTTGCGTATGTATTACTAGCCACCGCGCAAAATAAAGCAACACCGGGTGGCACAGGAGTTGCAGCGGGAACAACAGCAGCAAATGCTGAAAAAATATGGACAATTACTAGTCAGCGTGATTTAGCAACGACTTTTGGAGATCCAATCTTTAAAACAACTGCTGGTGGCTCTCCAATCAACGGTGATGAACAAAATGAATATGGGTTAATGGCTGCTTACAGCAGTCTGGACGTAAGCAATACAATGTACGTTCAACGAGCAAACGTTGATCTTTCGGCTTTAGACGGTAGTGTAAACAGACCGTTGGCAAATCCAAGTAATGGTTCATTATGGTTAGATGTAGCATCATCTAACTTTGGTATATATGAGTGGAATTACAGCACAAATCAGTTTACATTAAAATCTCCAATAGTTATAACTTCTGTTAGTAATTTAGCTGGCGATTCGTTTACACCAAACGTTGATCTAGGATCAATAGGCGAGTATGCTGTAAACACATACGATGAAAATAATCCTGTGTTCTACAAGGCATACAATAATACATGGCAATTAGTTGGTAATACTGGTTGGCAATTAAGTATTCCTGCAGTAACTGGAAATGTTACAAGTCCAGTTATAGTATCTAATGCTAATATAAGTATAAACGGAACAACAATTGCGTTGACTGCTGGAGCAAATGTCAGCACAGTTGCTGGTTTAATAAACAATGCTGTTGGACCAGGCGGCCTAACAGGAATTTTCGCAAGAGTAGCTAACAATCAATTAGTTATTTCAGCTAATTCAGCTAATTCAGCCAACACTGGTGCGATTGGTAGTAATGTAAACATTTCTAATGCTACAGGCACTGCATTAAGTACGTTAGGTATAACTGCCGGAGTATATCCTGCCGCAGCAACGACCTTCTCTCCATATAACACTGTACCAACATGGCAAGGACAATCTAGTCCAGCTGCAAGCAAGCCAACTGGCAGCGTTTGGCAAAAAGTAAGTTCATTAGGTAGTGGTGTTAACATGGTTGTTAAAGAATTTAATTCTTCCAGCCAAACATGGAATCAACTAGTTGTAAATTCTTACGCTAATGTTTTTGCTGCATCGTATAATTTGGATCCAACCGGTGGTGGTATAAATGTAACTCAGGGTACTGTGTTTAATCAATACAATTCATACGGTAATGATACGGTTGCTAGTTATCTTTGGAGAAAGAAAACGGCAGGACAAACAGTGGCTACCGGCAGTACTACTACACCTACAAATCCAGGAGTGAGTTCTTCCTTTACACTTACTACTAGACCAAGTCCTACTTCAGCGAATACAACTACATATACTGTTACAATAACAACAGGAACAGTTGCTGGCTTTATACAAGCGATAGCAGCTACTGACATTCCTTATGTTTCAGCTGGGCTAGCAAGTACAGGTGCAGTAACATTAACTCATTCACTAGGTGGAGACATGCAATTAGTGGATGGAGCAGGTACTCCACTAGCAAATGTTGGAATTAACACCTCGGCTACTAATGTGTATGCAACACCTACATTAGGTGATAGCGCACTAATTGCTACCAATTGGCAGCCACTAGAAAATGTTACATACACTGCTAGTATTTCACAGCCATTTGTTGCGCCAACAAACGATTCATTATGGTATTACAATACTCCTAATAGAGTAGATATCATGATTAATAATGGTTCAGCTTGGGTAGGTTATCAAACCTTAACATCAGATATCAGAGGATATAACTTATCTTTAACAAATTCAAATGGCGTAATAATCTCTACTACTGCACCAACAAAACAAGATAATGGAGTTGATAATCTAGTTTATGGAGATTTGTGGTTAGATACCAGTGATTTGGAAAACTACCCTAAACTTTATAGATATCAAAGTGTAAATGCTATAGATCAGTGGGTATCAATTGACAATAACGATGTTATCAGTCAGAATGGTATTCTGTTTGCTGACGCTCGATGGGCACCAAACGGCGGAGTTGATCCAGCGTTAGATCCAATTCCTACTATTAAGAGTATGTTAACTAGTTCATATGTTGATTTAGATGCACCTAGTCCATTGTTGTATCCACGTGGAATATTGCTATTCAACACCAGAGCAAGTGCTTATAATGTGAAAGAATATAAAACAAACTACTTTATAAGTGCAAATTATCCTGGTGCAGCGGCATATAATCCCTCGTCACCTACCGACGTTACTAGATTACCACTGTATTCTTCCGCGTGGGTGACAAGTGGAGGATTCCAACTAAATCCTGGAACTCCTAATTTTGGTCGTAAAGCTCCACGTGGAATTGTTGTAGCTGCATTAAAAGCAGCTATCGATGGCAGTGAAGTAATTCGTGAAGATGGATAT